TGGATACGTTGCTTTCCAAACTAAATTAGGTGTTGTGTTAACCGGGATAATGCTCATTGTCTTCTTTTGATAGATAGTATATTGTTTTTAATTTTTTTAACATTTCTTGTAATGTTCTGTTGCCTTCGTTAGCGTAATCAACTATTTCACTAATTTCTAATTCGCTTAAATGCCATTCAGGCAATATTTCTTTTTCAATGCATATACGGTCACCAGTTTTAGTATCACGTTCGTAAACTGTTTTACCTCCATCTGGTGACTCGTATATCTTAACCATATTATCCTTTTTGCTTATCAGCAATTCTGCTCTTCAAGTAATTTAGAAGAACGCCGTATGCTGGTAAGAAGATAATTAATCCAATTGCAATTTTTAATACAGTTTGACTTCCTGCAATTTCTACCCAGTTAGCCGCCATGTATTCATCAGCACTGTTATTAAATGCTACTGCGAAGAATGTATAAGTGTCAATTACGTTAGCAACAATAGTTGACAATGCAGGTGCCGCCCACCATGCTTCTGTATACTTTTCTCTAATGTATTGGAATACATATACATCAAGAAATGTACCAACTGCGTATGCTGTTGCACTTGCAAAACCAATACGTAGTGCTACACTTTCTGGTGCACCTTCTGCTAATACTACTGCAATAGATCCAATAATTGCCAACGGATATGCCGCCGCAATAGTTGCTCTAGCAATATTTTTGCCTAACAATCTAACTGTTAAGTCAGTTGCTAGAATTACTAATGGGAATGTAAATGCCGCCCATGTTAATTTAATGCCTGCAATCTCAACTGGAATGTTGACTAAAGCATTAGATATTGTGATTACTACAACATGCAAAAAAGCAAGTTTTAGCATCATACTCTTATCAATGTTTTTAAACATATTACTTCTTTCCTTTTGTTACTTCAGAGCCGGCTGTTCTACGCACGATATCATCGTGATTAAACTCCGCCCAGTATAGTTCAAAAGCGACTCCATCTTCTAAACCTTCAAACTGGTGGACCTTACCAGGTTTTACTTGTGTAAATTGACCTGCTTCAAGGATAGTCTCATCAACCAAACCTTGGTCTTCTTGCCAAACACGGACAATCATCTTGCCCGATTCAACAAAAAATCCATTCCACTTGTAACGATGCTCATGCTCGCTACACTTGTAACCTTTTTTAAATTCAATACGGTGAAACTCTAATACACCGTTAGCATGGATCAATTCAGTCTGACCCCATATCTTTCCTGCTTTCATTGTCACTGCCCTTTCTCCTTCTGCAATCGCAGTCTTTGTTTAAAGTTATTAACTCTCCATCCTTTGTAGTTGTCTAAACGATGAAACTCTTCTGTTGTTACTAAATGATGATTTACTTTGATTGATTTATCACTTAATGGTATAAGTTGTGCAATAGGATCGCCTGGCTCTAAAGATAACCTACTTCCTTGTGGTAAAAAGAAATTAAATTCTGCTATATGTGTATACTTGAAATTGATAGTTCCTGGACTACTCCAATGACTTAGTGGATTTTTTTGATGCCATGTAGGTTGCATCCATAGCCATTCAATATCTTGGCTAGTTTTAATTCTCCAAGGTAAAGGAAATTTAATATGATGATACCCAGGCTTATGATCAGCATAATCATCTGAACTATGACTGCTAGGCTGTTTAAATTTTTCTGGCATAACATCAAATGCAATTTTGCCGTCCATAAAACGCTGTACTACAAAACTTGCAGGACTAGGAATAATAATACCACGTTTCATGATGTCTATAATAGCAGGACATGTTTTCATTCCTGCAACTTCTAAACCTTGAACATGAACGTGTTCGTGTTTGTCTGGTCTTGATATAGGCAATTTTTTCCACCAACGTGGAATAAAATGTTTAGACAAGTTTGGCTTAAACATGTCGTATGCATGTTGATCGTCTGTGTATAAATCTACTGTAATAGGTTTATTAAAAAACATTTAAAACAACAAACTATAATCTAATGTTTCACTTGAACGAGAAATTTCTTTTACAAAAAATACACATTGAGGTTTGTCTGCATCGCCCAATGGTGTGGTTAATAATTGTCCTGCTTTTAGTTTAGGAAAGTACCATTTTACATCTTGGTATACATTAACAACATCTACACTAACAAAGTCAGGTCTAAAAGATGTTAATGGATTAAATTGAAACGCTTCAAATCCTCTATCATTTAAACTTGTTAACGGTAGTACTTCTAAATCGCCGCCTTCATTTGATCCAATTAACATGGACCACTCTAGTGGCATTTGTACTTGATGTTTTCCTACTTGAAGTACAACAGCAGGTGCTGAAAAACTTTCTAAATATATTAAAGGCATAAAGAAATAATCCGGTTCTTTAGGATCCGAATTATCTAATACTGAATATCTAATGTCCTCGTTGATTTCTTTTGGAAGATTATTTAGATCATATGGTTTGTTTTCTAATGTTAATATTTTCATTTAATCAATTGTTATCCTTTCGATTGTAAAGGGGTAATTAGCCTCTTTATAAAATTTTTTACGTTGTGTAAGATGCCTTTTTGCAAACTTACATCTGCTTGTGATATCCCATATTTGGACATGGTCTTTGTCCTCAGCCTTTCTAATTCCTCGACCAATTGACTGAATAACACGTACAAAAGACTTACCAGGCTCAATAAGAATAAGGTTAAAAATCCTAGGAATGTTAATACCAACTGCGGCGACACCATAAGTTGCAATAAGAACTTTATTTTCAGCAGTTTTAACTTCATCATATTGTTCCTTTCTATCATTGGCTTTTGTTTCGCCAGAGATAAAAACGCTATTTTCTATATGTGATTGTAACATCTTTCCTGCAGAAAGTCTATCTACAAGTACCAAAGTATTACCATTTTCGCTTATTTTGGCAATTAATTTTGATATCCATTCTATTCTTTTTTCATTAGTTGTTAGATATTTTAATTCTTCTTGATAAGATCTAAACTCTTGTACATCTTCAGTTTGAATAACATTAACATGACAGTTAGCAAGTACACCTTTTGCTTGTAGATCACTTGCACTAATATGATTAATAACTTCGCCGAGTCCTGCTCTAATACCTTGAAACTCAAATTGTTCTTTTGGAATAGTACCTGTAAGTCCCCAACGAATTGGAACGTGTGCAAAGTTTTGTGTAAGTAGTTGCTTCAATACATCTGCTTTTGCTTGATGCACTTCGTCAACAATAATACAATGCACATCTTCCATTGCTTCTTGGAAAGTTACGGCCGCTTCGTGGTTCTTAGTTTTCTTACTAAGAATGTTTAGACTTTGCCAAGTACAGATTGTATGGGTGTGACCCAACTCTTTTCTATCACCAAAGTACACACCTACATCTAGGCCGCAATTGACATAGTCTTCTTCTGTCTGCGTCACCAACGATTTGTTAGGAACAATAACTAGGCTACGCCCATATGGTTCACATAGATGCGAAAGTGTAGCAGTAATAATAGTTTTACCTGCGCCAGTTGCAACTTCTTGTAGTGCTTGTGGATTAGATAAAAAGTTATTGATAACTTCGAGTTGATAGTCACGTAAACGAATTGGTTGTCCTTCTGCTGGATGTCCTTTAGGCCAACAAGTATCACCCCAATAGTCTTCTGCTATTTCATTAAATTTAATTTGTATAGGAGTTCGCTGATCTTCAACTTCAACATAAACACCTTTTTCATCTAGTGCTTCTAAGACTTCTTTCAGCATACTAACATAAGTTGTTCCGCCTAGTCCAAAGAAACTTACAGTTCCGTCCCAACGTCCTAGTTTATATGCTGGCAAGTAACGTGCATACGGAATGTCATACTTAAACTTATTAACTAAATGCTTACGCATTGACAAGTCTAAGCCTTCAAACTTTACGTTTACTTCGTCTCTAATTACTAACTTACAGGATGCCACTTACAGCGTCTCCTTTAAATGTATAATGTATCAGCAATGGTTTATTTGCAAGATACGTTTGTGTTTTGTAATGACTAGGCTCGGTTGCTAAGTCAACTATAACAACATTAGGTGTGATGTTATATTTTACAAAGTTCTTATTAATTTTTTCGTTAGTAAGTATGATTTTACTTTCAGGATCAAACTTATTAACTTTCTTATCTTTAATATAGTCGTTCATTTCTCTATTTTTAGGATATCTAAATGCTACTGATGTTTGGTTTGAAAGGCCTGCTGATTCTAGCAGTTCTATCCATTTAATCAAACTTTCATGCTCTACACTGCTTACCATAATAAGTGTTTGTTTACTAGGCTTAATAAGTTCCAAGAAATTTTGACGCTCGTGAACTTTTCTATTAACTGTCCAACGTGATTGATCGCCTAACAGTATTCTTCTAAATGTTTTATGTCCTAGTTTTTTAACCACCGGTGAATCGTAAACAGTTACGCCAAGCATCTTACTATACAATATTGCTTCAATAGGATCGTCAATATCTTTTAAAGGTTGCAAGTAATCTGCAGGGATATCTGAATTATTAATTGTAAACTCGTTGTCTTGAATTGTCAACAACGGAAAATATTTTAATCCTTCTTTTTTAACTTCTTCAGTTTTTCTTTTAATATCTGTAAGATTTTCGTCAATAGAAAATCCTTTTCCTTTTACAGCATCAAGTAAGAATTCAATATTTTTTTCGTTAAAAGGAAAACTCCATTCTTTATTTTCGCCATTATATGCACCAGTAAGGTATACGTGTTTTTTTCTTTTCTTAAACTTATTAACTAGATCTGCAATGAATGGACTTTTACAAATAATTTGATCACCGTCAATGTGTAAGGTTTTTGTTTTATCAATTACCCTAAACGGCCTTGCAAACACTTTTTTAGTAATTATTGTTTCAGTATCAAATCCAATCTTGCGTAGTGCCGGCTCATATCGTTTAACAACACGTAGTCCAATATCTCCTTGCTTTTCAGTAAGTGCAAGGTTTCTTTCTAGTTGCATTGCTAAACTTTTTACAATGTTTAGATCATATTGATTGATTGCAATAGTAGGAAGTTCTTCATTACTAAAGTTATAGTGCCAGAGGGTTCCACCTAGCAACTGTATTGCGTCATCGATTGTGTTGTTGATTCCTTGAGGTAATTTATTCACCATGACTATGCCACCAATGTTAAGTTATAAGTTATGTTTTAATTATAGCAGATTATACAGTTTTGTCAACCAAAAGTTCATTTAATTTTGGCAGTAATCTTGCCAAAGGTAGACCTTCTGCTATTTCATCAACGGTCCATTCTGTATGTGCGTAATCATTTAACCACTGTTGTCTTTCAGGCTTTATAGGATCTTCAATAGTATCAAAACTATGATTAGCAACATCATATGCCAAACTTGATTGTCCTACAAATGCAGGAACTCCGCCTATAATACTTTGAATGCCCGGATTACTTGTCCAACTTACAACAGCATGGGCACCTTTAAAGTTAAAGTCAAAGTCATCATATGTTCCTGTAACATGCAATGGTATTTGTCTAAACACATCTTTGAATTCATGTTCTATTCCAGGTAACTGACATCTTGGGTGTGGCCTAAAGTATATTTTTCTTTCGGAGTATTTTCTAATTTCATCTATAACGTCTGATATCCATTTGCTCATAGGAGGCATATCACGCCATTGATGACTTTTATCATGCTGTCCGCAGATTATAATATGATCGCCATATGACCACGGCTTTAGTTCGAGTCCGAGTCGTCTAGCCCTACTGCTATCATTACTGCTAGGGCCAAAAAAAGCATCTCTATTGATTCCATTTATTCCTACCTTCCATGTTGTTCCTCTTTTGATTCCGCCTACTTCTAATACTATCACAGGGATATTATTTTTTTGACAATATTTCCACACAGGCTGATTATTTTTCATACGACCATGCCAAAGCACACTCCAAATGACTGCTACATCAAAGTCTTCGTGTTCTTCGTGTCCTAGGTGTTTTAATCCTGTGCTAAATGCATCAAAAACTGCTGTACTGTTTAATGCACCATTCTCTCTGAATAATTTGAACTTCATCTATTGCCTACTAAATATACGTATATTATATTTATTAGAGGATTAAATGTCAAGAAAATTCGCGGTTGTTACAACGTTCAATAAAGCAGGCATGGACTTGTACGGACAAAAAATGATAGACAGTTTCGAGAAAAACTGGCCTGCTGAAGTTGATCTTTATGTATATGCAGAAGGTTGCACACCTAACAAAACTAGAAACAATACATACGTTAGAGAATTAATGCAAAATGCAGGCATTGTAAAATTTAAAGCAAAGTGGAAAGACGTTCCTAAAGCAAATGGATTAGAAAATCCAAAAGGTAGAGTAGATTCACACAAAGGTTTTAAGTGGGACGCTATTAGATTTTGTCATAAAGTTTTTGCTATCTTTGACTGTGCGAAAAGTTTAGACGGCTCTGGTGTTGATGAATTAATTTGGATGGACGCCGATACGCTGTGTCATAGTGTAATGCCAAACGATTTTTTAGACAAATTTATTCCACACAACAGTCATATTTGTTATTTTAGTAGAGAACCTAAATGGCCTGAGTGCGGATTTTATTCTATGAAACTAAAAGAAGATATTACTAAAAAGTTTCTAAGTAGATTTCAATGGGTATATGATCATGCCGAAGAAGGTATTTTTACGATGAAGGAATGGCATGACAGTTTTGTATTCTATGAAATTGTAAAAGAGTTTAGACAGGTACAAGGTTTTGTAGAACACAGTTTAAGTAATGTAACAATACAAGGTGAAGGCCATCCTATCATTAACAGTAAGTTAGGTGCATATATTGACCATATGAAGGGTAATAGAAAAGTTGATGGAAAGTCATATACAAAAGATCTTAAAGTAGAACGTAAAGAAGATTACTGGAAATGAAGAAAAGTTTATTTGGCCCGTGGTCTAGTTTACTAGATGTTATGTTCAACGATGCCGAAAGTGTTTCTGTATGTGAAATAGGAACACACAGAGCAAAAACAGCAGAGCAAATATGTTTACACATACTACAAAATCACAAGTGCAAGTTACACTATGTAGGTTACGATGCGTTTGAATTAGCAACACCAGATAGTGATAACGATGAAATAAACGGCAAAGGTCCGGGAGATTATATGTATGCTAATCATATGCTTAGACGTATAAACAACAAAAATTTTAAATTCAAACTAATCAAAGGTTGGACACAGAATACACTAAAATCAGGTAAGTATGATCTAGTTTATATCGACGGTGGCCACAGTTACGAAACAGTAAAACATGATCATGAAAAGTTAGAGATGAGTAACATTGTAGTCTTTGATGATTATCAAATCCCTGACGTAAAGAGATATGTAGACGAGTACATATATAAAAATTCTATTGTACAAGTTGATTGGGATTTAGATAAGATAAAAAATTTAGACGAAACTGTATATTCGTTTATGCCACATAAAGTTAAGAAACAAAAACAGTTTGTTCTTGGACAGCCAACAGGACACATACAACCTGTAATATTTAGGAAGTAATATGATTATTGATGCATTTCCATATTTTAATGAGGAAGAACTTTGTTTAATTAGATTAAACTATCTACAAGATGCAGTAGACAAATTTATAATTGTTGAAAGCAATCAAACATGGCGTTGTCGCCCTAACAAACAAAAGTTTTTAAGTGTATTAGAAAAAGTTCCACAGCATATAAAAGACAAGATAGTATACAAATGGGTAGAACACCCAGACGAGTATTTAGACAGTGAAGAACACACTAACCTTAAAACAATACAAAATATTACTAGAGATAATTTAGTATATGAAGCACGTAAAATAACCGATAAAGCAATTTTCTTTTACAGTGACCTAGATGAAATTTGGGATAAAAGAGGATTAGCAGAAATTAAACGTTTGTTAAAAGCAGGTGAAAAACAAATTGTTTGTGATCAAGATTTAAGAGTTGTATATCTTGATTGGTATGCACGTATGCGTAATTGGCCAGGTACACGAATTACTAATTTAGAAAATCTTCCGGAAGAAAAACCATTAAGCACAGGTGCGTTCAAATACACTAAAGCAGGTGCTTTTAAAAGACACACTGTAATTAAAAATGGTTGGCACTTTAGTTACTTTGGCAGTGACAATCAACGTACTGAAAAAATTGCAAACATTAAAAATGCAATGGACTGGGAACGCAAAGCAGGAATGAGTTATGCACAAATTGCCACGAGAGTAAAAACAATACAAGAGTGGAATAATGTTGTACGTAAAAAGAAAATTCAAGGCAGACAACTCGATGATAACTTACAGATAGATGCAAGTTTACAAAAAGAATTTTTTAAATTTGATCTATTAAGTCCTTGGTTCAAAAACAAGTATGAATCACATTTAAGGAGTACAAAATGAAAAAGTCAGGCGATTGGTGGATATGTGACGAAGAACAAAATATGATGAAGTATACTGAGGTTGCTAAAAAAGGCGATCCTAGTTGGCAAGGTAATTTTCCTTTATATTTGAATAAGTTTGTACCAGAAGATAAGAGAGGTGTATTTGTTGATATCGGTGCTAATTACGGATTCATGGTAACTGCTATGAGTAAGTTTTATAATCGTGTAGAAGCGTTTGAAGTAATTCCAAAAACATTTGAATGTTTAAAATTAAACTGTGAAGGACTTGAGAATGTTGTATTACATGACTGCGGCCTAGGCGAAACAAATGATAAAATGTATGCAAAGCGTAGAAAGAAAACAGCAGGACACAGTCAAATTATAAATGACCGACAACAGTTAGATTTATACTTGTCAGGCAAACATCCTAAACAACATATGGTAGAAATTGTAGAAATACCTATTAAAACATTAGATAGTTTTAATTACGACAGAATAGATTTAATGAAAATTGATGTTGAAGGGTTTGAAGAGTTTGTACTTGCAGGTGCAGAAGAAACAATTAAAAGATGTAAGCCTGTAATTGCACTTGAAGTTACACGCGAAAAGAAAACTACTGTAAAACGTAGTAGTATTGACACTGTAAAATTAGTCGAAAGTTGGGGATACAAATTTATAGAGCAACGCAAAGACGACTTTATGTTGGTTCCTCAATGAAACGCTTCTACAAAGATATACAAGGATATACATATCCAAATAATTTAATCTTCTTTGACATGGTTATACCTACACTACCTAACAACAGTACATGGGTAGAGTTAGGATCGTGGACAGGAAAAAGTGCGGCTTACTGTGTTGTAGAATTATATAATGCAAATAAGTTAGGAAAGTTTGTTTGTGTAGATACATGGGAAGGTAGTCCTATACATTTTACAAGAGGTAAATTGCCTCATAACTTAGATTCTATTGACGATCTATATCTTAGATTCTTAAAAAATATGGATCCTATAAAAGATAAAATTACACCAATCAAATCTTTAAGTTGGGACGCGGCAAAACAATTTGAAGACGAATCTGTTGATTTTGTTTATGTTGATGCAGACCATTCTTATGAAAGTGTAACTAAGGATCTAGAAGCATGGTGGCCTAAAGTAAAACCTGGAAGTTACTTTGGTGGCGACGACTTTACAAAAGGACATCCAGATGTAGTACGTGCAACACGAGATTTTTTTAAAAAGTATGGTAGAAAAGTAAGAAAGAAAGGTAGATGTTGGTATGTTAGAAAACCTTAAACATAGTTCTTCATATGTCGCCAACAGTCACCGTTTTTTAGTTCCTCTACACTCCAATGACTAGCAGAAAGTTTCCATAACCATTTTTCTCTTGCTGGCCTTTGTGGATTTTCAATTTGAGTAAGATCTGTGTTTGCTAACGGTCCTGCTTGACAATCGTCTGGATCTGTAGCAAAGATAGGAACACCATTCATTAGTGCCGCAACACTTGGACTTGAATTTTTAACAACCATTGCCCAACAATTTTGTAAGTCATCTAACAGTGTAATTTTAGTAGTATCACTTACACGAACACCAAATTCTTTTTCTATTTGCTTGCCGTAATGCAGTGCAGTTTTATCTCCTGGGTGACAACGTATTTTGATAGGTCGGTTTGTATGTTTACGCAATGTTGTTAAGGTATTACGTAACCAATCAATAACATGCTCTCCCTTCATGCTCCAGCCGCCGTTTCTTTGTAGACAGATAAGAACATGATCGCCGCTGTTTGTATATGGAAGTAATTGTAGTCCGTAACGATTTGCTAATCTGTCCCAATGTTGGGGAGTAACAACATCATGATTACAGTAATCGCCTGTTGTAGGAAATACACCATCGAAACTAAAACGTATTAGTTCACTATCGTTAAACTTACCTGTTGCGTAACTAAACATATTGCTATCAATAATAACACAACGTTTAGGCTTTACTGTATTTCTTTGATGTACTAGACGTCTAAATTGTAAATGAGGTGCATTTTTTCCATGTTCGTGAACAAACCCTTGTAGTACAGCAACATCACATTCTTGATATGTTGTTCCTTCTATAGCAATACCTTCATCACCGACTGCATTTACACCTTGCACATAAGCATGTAACATTGCAGGTTTAGCCGGGTTATTGTTGCGTGGAGGAATACCTCCTAAAAAACTTATTACTTTCATTAAAGAACTGCCTTGACTCTAGTCCAAAAATCTTTTGTGGCGTTTCTTGCTTCTTCTAATGCATTAGGGTATATTGGTGCTTCATCTAGAGCATCTAACCAACCTGCGGGTTTACCTAACAAATAAGGTTTGTGTTTTAATGAATAAAATTTTGAACTCCAAGGTCCTAAAACAATCACTTTTTTACCTAAAAGTGTACCCCAGTATGCACCATGATAACTGTTAGTTAAAATTGTATTAGCACTACCTAGTAATTCAATTGTTTGTTCCATATTGGAACCACTATTGATAAATCTTGGAACAGGCGTAGGACCAAAGTCGTTGCCTTTAATTAACTGTTTTTTATGTTCAAAAACAATAATATCGTTTTTTACTGGATATTTTTTGTCAAATGCTGGGTGCATACAACTTGCACAAGGAACCCAATCCCACTCAGGATGTTGTGCTTGGAATAAGTCGTCCCAATAATCACGAACGCCAATAAGATCAAAATCCTTCATGCGTCTTGGGTATTTTATATTATGTGAATTTGCAGGATTATAGTCTCTTTGATTGTGTCCTGCTCCCCAAATAACTCTTTTAACTTTTTTATTTTCTTCTATCTGCTTAATTATATTAACAACATCTTCTTTTAATCGTTTGTTAAATTCCGCATACAATTCTTTATATTTTGGATTACACAATCTCCAACGATGATCCCACATTTCGTTTAATTGACTAACATCTGGACGATCAAATACCATGTCTATTGCCTCACCAAAGAATTCGTTGGCTAATAAACCACCACCACCATAAATTACAGGAATATCATCTGGAAAAGGATGTCTACCAATTTGTGTGATATCTACTTTTTCATATTCGCTGTCTTTTAAAAAATATTGTAATGGATCACTAGCCATATCTCCAATATTATTTGCGTCTCTTCTGTGAATTACTACTGCTTTTATTGACATGTATTATCCTATTATCCTTTATTTTTAATTATGTGCGAACTTCAAAGGTATCACTTTTCTTGACTTTACCTTTATAGTGTGTCATATATTCTGCAAGAACAGTGTGCTTAAAAATTGTATTATGTTTCCTATTACCCAAATCATTGAAGATATTTCCATGTTTTTGGAACTCATTTACCACTGCTCCAAACACATCTCCGTCATAAAAACGTCTAAGTTCTGCACCATAACCTCTGACATAGTATTCACGATAGCGATTAATAAAATCTTCAAAATAATAGTGTCTAGTATTTGTAATATAAAACCCTGTTTCACCACAAAGTACAGGATTTATTTTTTGAAACCCTTCACCTTTGGTTTTTTTATGATCATAAACAACAGCCATGTAGGTTGCAAGGAAGTGTCCTGGAGCAAGATTACATAAAAAGTCATAAGGCACAGTTTTAAATGTAATTACATCGCTGTCTAACCATATAACTCTATCTACACCTTGAAACTGACAAGCACGTAACCAACTAAACGCTTTATAACTGAAAATTTTCACTCTTTTTTTGTAGTCTGTTTCTTGAAAATCTCTAAAATCTTGGTCCAGTTCGTCAAAACTGTGATACATTACATTGTCGTGATTATCTAGTGTAAAGTCTTCAGCAAACACATGAAGTGTAATTTCTTTTGGCCAATATTTTACAAAACTGTCGATGCAATTTTTGCCTAATTTGTCGTAATAGGCCTTATTTTGTGTTGTTACTGCTATAAATTTCAAAATCCTAATATCCTTTTTGCAGTACCGTCTTTTAGTTCATCAATATGAAATTGACCATAGGCTAAATGACATGCCCATTCGTATACTTCGTCTTGATCGGGGTACTTTGGTTGTTCAATTTGTGTTAAATCATTAGATGCCAATTCCATAGCGGCATTCGGAGCCAGTGTAAATGCTGGTATACCGTATAATATGGCTTCAGTTGCCGCAATGCTTTGTAGTGTTACCACGGCAAACGCATCATCTAGTTCTTGGTAGATTGTTTTTTCAATTCTTTCTTGTCTTTTGGCCTTTTCTCTAATTACAATAGGGCGGTCAGTATGCTTTTGAATTATTTCTACTGTTTCTCGGCGCCATTTTACCATATCAATGTTATAAAATCTTGCAGGTTTTTCACTTGGCATTACTACAAGTATATTCCTGCCATCTCTTTTCCATGTAGGAATCTTGACACCTAATTTTTCAAGTCTATCTGAAGGTCTTTGTTCGACAATATCGTGCTGTAGGTCGTTTTTTACAATTCTATGAAATAATTTAAAGCCATTTGGGTTAATTGGACTTTTATAGTTACCTATATAACCACTATCCATGTAATAAAAGTCTCTTTGCTCTGCCCAACACTGTTGCATTAACTTAAATTTTAAAATTCCACGTAAAAAGATAGGCCCCGATGTTTCATTAAAATTAAATTGATCAGAATGTGTAGGAACCACGCCAAAACTCTTGGCAAGCATGTTAATATATTCGTCGGAAGCGTTTTTACTTAGGAATGTTATATTGTTTTCCATTGTTGACCTGTTTTGTTTGCAGTTTCAATCCACAAATCAGCATAGTCTACATCTTGACAGTTTGCAAACCACGGTCCACCTTCGGTAAAGTGAATTGCTTTTGGTTTTCCGTCTTGTGGCTCCTTATACCAACCTTCTAACCAGTTCCATTCATGACTAATTTGACCGATTTCTTTGTCTTTTAGCCAACTAAAACGGTGCATGTACTTTCCAGTCTCTTTGTTTACCATGCTAGGTATAACTTGTTGGTTGCTAGGATGTCCGCAATTCCATAATACCATTGAACTCCAGTTTTTTCTCGGATAAAGTGTCTGCTGTTTGCCGTCCATCTTTACACCTTCTTTAGGAGTATAGTCATGATGCACACACATTACTGCATATTTGTCATCTCTCTGTGCAAATAGTTTATCAACGTCTTCTAACCACAAAAAGTCACAATCACAAAACAATGCCCAACCCTTGTAATCCATTAGATAAGGAATTAAAAATCTTGTAAATGTAAATTCAGTGCTACCAAGTGAATCATGTGGTCTGGTGTATACGCCTTTGTCGCGAAGTTCATTAATTTTTAAATATTTTATGTCAATAGGTTCTTCAGTTGTGTGACGCAAACTGTATTCACAAACATCACTTGCAATTGGCTCACGGGAATCATACCCAATAAAAATAGTGTTCATTATTTTCCTTCTTTCCCGTAATTTTCATCAACGCCAACACGCTGTATGTCATCTTCAATACAATTATCACCAAATTGTATTTCAATAATTCTTAACGGTTTGTTAGTTTTGTTTTCTAGTTGGTGCCATTCACCTACACCTATATTTAAACTTTGAAATTTGCTAAGTGTTGCCCATTCGTCTAAATCTGTACTACGATCTATGGTGTTTACCGTAGCAGTGCCTTCACTTACAAACCATAGTTCATTTCTGTGTTTGTGTTTTTGCATACTCAACTGTTTACCTGGGTCAACTGTAAGTTCTTTTAACTTAACTTCATTTCCAACACCAAATAGAACTCTGTAATAACCCCAAGGACGTTCAGTTTTCGGATATTTGTATTCTTCTAGTATCCAACTGCTTGAATTCTTTTTATCTTCACCACCTACACCAAACTTAAATGTTAATCTAGGATGAAATACTTCCATTTCTGGAATATTTTCTTTTGTTCTGTCGCCGCCGTTAGCAAATATGTAATCTTCGTGTTCCCATTTAGACATTGTTTGTCTAATTGCATCAGATGCTGTGTTATCACTGTCATCAAACGCAATAACTTCGTCTACTACTGCTAGTTCTTTAACTATTGCTACACGTTCTTCATAAGGCATAAAAGATTTGCCTTTTTTACGTGATATCCACTCATCAGAATTGACGCCAACGACCAAATAATCGCCTAATTCCTTAGCGGCTTTGAAATAGGCAATGTGCCCTGAGTGTAAGGGATCAAAACCTCCAGTTACTATTACAACTTTCATGTTAATATTTATTTGTAGCAGTTTGCCAGGATGTATTTGTTGATTTTCGCTGTTTTTACGGTTGAAAAATGTTTATTGCTAAAAAGTTACTTTCATATACTGCATCTAAAATACGTTCTTTTTGTGTAATGTTAGAAAACACATCTCTCGGTATTTTATCTAGTGTAATAATACTGTGTATTGTAAAGTTGTTTTCTGTAAAAAAGTCATACAAATCATTAGCAGTATAGTTGTACTCTTGAAAATGTATTTGATTACATTCAAAATAAACTAGACTAGTTTTTTGTAAAGTTTTTACTGCGCCTTGTAGTGCAGGAAGTTCTGCACCTTCTACATCTATCTTAATAAAGTAAGGATCGATGTTATAACTATCAACAGTTTTACTTTGTAGTGTTAGTTCATTGTAATTTTCTAATCTATAATGTTTTCTTAATCCACTCCACCCTGCACGATCGAGATCTTGATAGAATGTTACACTACCTGGTTCATTAGATACTACATCATTGTATACAAATACATTATTGTCTTTTCTATAACGACGTTTTAGTCTATTAAAATGATCCGGCAATGCTTCAATACAATGAAATTCAGCATCAGGAAAATATGTTACATAAGGAACTAACCATTTACCTGTGCGTGATCCTATATCAATCATAGTCATGTCTATAGGTGCATGAGTTGTAATGTAATCATATATTAGTTTTGTATCTTGTTTTTTAAAGTTCATACAAATAATTTTCTTCTGTAATATTTTACATCAAACAATATACTGTTAAACATTACTCTAGGAATTATCCAACCGTATTTTCTAACTATTTCTAATGCTTTTTTACAACCTAAAGGTGTAATAAGATACGCATCTGCATTCTTTAAACAGTTGTTTTCAAAGAAAGGATAATCATCTCCGCCTATATTGTAATTGGGTTTAGGTAAAGATTCTATTGAGTTTTCGTACTCCCATTCTCCGACACTTAAATTTAAAACTTCAGTATAAAATTTATTTACATTGCCTGGGATAGGCCATTGTTGCCAACAGCAGTCTTCGATTATTAGAGTTGGTTTATCAGATTCAGCACCCAGTCGCCATGCTTTTAGATGATCATAGAATGTTAAAAAATGACCGTTTTCTCTATGGTTACTGTTTCTATAATTTTTATATTTTCCGTAAGTTGCTGGAGGTACTTTATTTGCTTGATCGATTGTTTGAATGCCTGTAATGGATTTATTGTTATAACCTAGTTCAACACAACGGTCATAACATTCTTGATAATCGTTTTGATTGGTTTTTATTATTATAACATCAAAGTGATGCATCTTCCATTCCTGCTACACGTAATTTAGTAATATTAGTTATCTGCCATTGCTTCATGTCAATGCCTTTTAAGATTCCTAACCACTTGTTACGTAGCAGTGCAAACTCGTTGATAATTTTTTCCATATCAACTACGTCTGCTTCGCCGTCGACATATTTTTCAACATCACGACTGCTTAATGCTCTTTGATAGTTTTCAAGATACTGTTTAAAATATTTACTTCGTGTTCTGCGTAGTTCGATGTTTAGGTATTCGAGGATTGCTTCAATTTCTTGTAGTTGTCCAAAACGTTTTTCTACAACACCAGGCAAATTAGAGGCGTTCTTTTCAAGATTGCCTTTCAAAGCACACTCTATCCTAGCATCTTCCATTTGTTCCTCATACCATAGTATAGCATCAGGAATGCAAGAAATATCAGTTGAAATCCTCGAATACCAATTTATCATTTAATAATCTTCCGAATCATATTCATCATTGTCTTCATCATAATCATTATCGTATACCCCTTCGTCGCCATATACTTCTGTTACAGCGTCTTTGAGATAAGGATCCTGATCCGCTAACTGATATAACATTGGTTCTTCTAGACCATTTTCTACACACCAGTTTATAAACTTGTTAGCACAATCTTGTTTGCTTTTAACATCGACAAATTCAGCAAACGAATCCCAAAGGTCAATTAATTGTTCGTCACTTAGATTCAATTAGAGTCTCCTGTTCAACGGTTTCTGTATTATCATCGGCCTCTTGGTCGATTTCGTTATACTTATCACCGCTGTTCGAGAAATCCTTCATAATGATTTCGAGTTGATCTCCAGTCCAATCCTTACGATAGTTCAAATGTTCTTGACCTGCTGAATCCAAAAACTTTAGTCTATTGCCTTGTTGTTTTAACAAACCTTGTTTTTCAAACAAATCAACTAGACCACTATATGGATCCATGCCAGTTTCGTATGGAATCTTAACCTGTACACCTTCAAAAGGTTTTGCGTATCGTGTTTTCATAACCTTACAAGCGGCTCTGATACCACGTACATCTGTAACCTTTTTACCATCTTCATCTTCTTTTAGTTTCAACTTTTTCATTGCTACTACGATAGATGAAGCATACACAAAGCCTTGTCCTCCACTGATTTTATCATCAGGATCAAACATATCTTGCGATGCGTATGTGTGGTTAGTACATACCATACCTACGTTGTAACTACCAAACATGTTTACACAGTTACGTACAAGTGCTGTAAGTGCCTTAGGTTTTCTACCCATGTCACCTTTTAAGTCACCTCTATCAAACTGATCAACATCTGTTGGAGTTAGCAACATACCCAAACTGTCAATTACAAACAATACTTTAGGACGTTCTTGTGGATCAATACCATCATAATCGTCTCTATATTCTTTCATAAAGTTTGAAACAGTTTTTGCTACGTCATCAATCATACTCATTGACAAACGTAATAGTTTACTTTCGTCTGTATCAACACCAAGTGCTTGTAACCACTTTTCGTCAAGTGCGTTCTCTGAGTCAATTAGTACTACAAAGATACCCTGTTCTTGTGCTGATTTTACAATGTTTCCAGAAGCAAAGTAAGATTTACCTGCACCGGATTCGCCGGCAAACACTGTTACCTTACCTAGCGGAACACCTTTGTGGAAGTCTCCACTAATAAGATAGTTAAGTGCGTAATTGCCTGTACTTACCCAGTCTGTTGGATCGTTAAAGCCAACACCAAGTCCTGTAATAGACTTGGTGAGACCTTTACGAAACTTTGATACATCAAATGGTTTCGTCATGTTTGCTCCTTACGATTGACGTGAGCGAATCATATTCAAAATGTCTTGAGCACGTTCGCTACTTGGTTTGTCATCTTCAGCCGCAGGTGTAGTAGTTTGTGCTGGTGCAGGATCTGCAACAGTTTCTGCTACTGGCTCACTTGCTGGAGTTGGAGTTGGTGTTGCTGGAGCACTTGCCGGGGCAGATGCTTTGTTTGGATCACCAGTTGGAGCACTCATGCCTGGAGCACGAAAGTACTGACCAAAACGATCTGGATCATATGCTTCACCGTCAACAGATGCTTCAAACATCTCTTGAATTACTTTTACTTCAACTTCTGAAGGTTTCTTAGGAAGGAAATCATTTAGATTATACAATCCATGTGAGTCAACTGCCGCTTTCTCTTCATCAGTAAGAGCACGTTCTCTACGTGACCATTGTGATGTTGAGTAGTCAGCATAACCACCTTTAGATGTTTTCTT